TGCCCCATCAGTGACCAATGCGATGTTCCTGAAAAGGCAATGGAGTAGCCCATCCAGTCTGCGCCAGCCGAATAATTAACCTGAAGTAGCCCAGCCCTGTTTGTGCTGTTCTGCAAAAGATTTCCGTCGATTTGCACATGGTTAAGAATAGAGGTGCTTGCTGGATTAAGATAATACCCAGTGTTGTCGCTGTCGTAGAAGATCGGAGCGCGGAAGTCGACGGCTGCCGTGACGTTGCCTGCGCTGTTAATGCTAAGTCGCTGGTTGCCCTGAACATCAAACCGAACGCCCGAAGATGTCGCGCTCGTCGAGGCTATTTCCCAATGCTGCGAGGAGGTGTTGTATCCTATTAAGCCCTGACCAGCCCCTAGATTAGTCAGCTTAACACTCCCAGCGACTTCCAACTTATCCGTGCTAGGGGAGCGTCCGATGCCTACGGAGCCAGCGACATTGAGGGAGGTTCCTCCGCTGGAGGGGTCAAGAAAGTAGCCAGTGTTGTCGCTATCGTAAAAGATCGGGGCGCGGAAGGACTGATTGGTTTGAACTCTGCCGCTAATCGTTTCGAAGTCCATGGTCGCGGCAATGAGCCGCATATTTTTCCACGCTACGTTTGGCGCGATGCTGACTATTTCTGCGGTGTCTGTTGTGGTGTTATACCCAAGCCCAAGGGCCGCACCTGTTGTGCTTCCAACATTAGGACCGAAGACAGAATGCGCGCTAGTCCAACTACCAATAGTGGTTCCAGCGGAGGAGGTGCTGGCTACAGATAGTAAGCCAGTGGGCGCTGTCGTCCCGATCCCTATGTTGCCGCCGCTTCCGGCCCACATAATCGTGTCGGTGGCGTTCTTGACCCACAGCGCCGGATCAGTGTTCACCGTCGCGTCAGTATCAATCAAAACACCCCAGCCAGTAGGATGATCTTGATCGAACCTCGCAGCGTAAGCGTTGTCTGTATTGGTGTAAACATGAAGCTGCGAAGTGGCAGGCGAAATTGTGCCGATGCCTAAACGACCGCTTTCATCCAGCGTAAACTGATTGACTGTGGTGCTGGTGCTATTGTTTCTCGTGACAAGCTTGCCGCCAGAATAGCTAAACTCAACAAATTTGCTGTCGTCGCTATCAGTTAAGCGAAGTTGCGAATTAGCGGCCTCGATGTCTACCTTGCTGTCGGGCGAAGTCGTGCCGATCCCAACCCGACCGCTGGAGTCGATGTTAATCCGGCGGTTACCCTGCCCGTCAGCAATAATGACATTGTTGCTAAGAGAAGCCGACAGGCCAGTGACGTTAGCGCCTACAATCGTGTTGTTGTTACCAGTGGTGATACCACGGCCAGTGTTGTAGCCAATGTAGGTGTTCCGAGTGCCTTCGGTGTTGTCGGCTCCGGCCAGATAGCCAGAAGCTGTGTTGCTGCTGCCAGTCGTATTGAAGTAGAGCGCGTCACGACCAGAAGCTGTGTTGTTGCTGCCAGTCGTGTTGTCACGGAGCGCCCGATAGCCAGAAGCTGTGTTGTTGCTGCCAGTCGTGTTGTCACGGAGCGCCAGATAGCCAGAGGCCGTGTTTGTGCTTTCGCTACCACCGCCAAGGCCAACAGTCAGGCCGTTAATCTCAGCATCACCAGCGACATCTAGAAGGGCGCTAGGCGAAGTCGTGCCGATTCCTACGTTGCCGCCGCTTTCCATCCGAACGACCTCGCCGGACGTGCCGGAAAATCTAAAGTCCCCACTACTCGAAATCGTAGCTGTGCCAGCGGTATCCTTAAATTCTAACCCTACTATGGCATCAGTAGACTCGATTTGCAGGGCTGTATTGGCTGAACCAGCATTAACGTGCAGCTTGCGGCTAGGCGAAGTCGTGCCGATGCCTACGTTCGTGCCGTTGTCATAAATAACAGAAGCCGAGAGGGGAGACGTGCCGTTGCCCTTCAGCACATAGCCCGATGTCAGGCTGGTTGCGCCTGTGCCGCCGTTAGCGACAGCCACTGTGCCAGAAACATTCCCGACCGTAATACCCGACGCGGGGGAGTGCTGCCACACACCGGCGGTGCCATTATACTGCAAAAGGTCGGTGTCGCTTGCAGAAGACGTCTCTACGTCTGAAAGTTGCTCAAGGCTGGGGTTGGCGGAGACACGGACAAAAAGAGACCCATTGGAAGCGTGGGCAGACACGACTGCAGCAATCTCGACCTTAGCGTTAGGCGCGCTTGGAACAGTCTTAGTCAAGCCGCCAGAAACGCTTGGGTCGTAGTAGAGAATTTGACCGTCAGTCCACGCCTCTGTCCCGCCGGTTGTGTCTAAACCTCGGACCAGACCGAACTGGGTTACGTATCCCCAGCCATTGAGAGCGATGTTCTCGGCGGCTACACCCATTATGTAGGAGCCGGTTGTCTCTGTGATCCCAGACGCTGGCGCAGCAGTTAGTCCTCCAGAGGCCCCCAGCGTCCCCGTGAACATGACCACCTGACCCTTTGTGATCGCAGAGGTGGCCTTTACTCGGAAATATAGCTCCTTCCCCAAACGAAGCGTGACGTCGCTTCCCGCCAAGCCCAAGCTCAGCGTTTGAGCATTGTCGTTGTTATCCCACCACATGCGTCCGGTGGCGCGGGAAGGCGTAGCAGTCGTGTCAAAGTCTATGTAGTCGGGGGTGGACACGCCGCCCGTGATCCCCGTCATTGACGTGATGTCGGAGTTGGCTCCCAGTGCTGCCTTGCCGTCAAGGGCTGACTGCAGCCCGTCAATGTTGCCAATAATGTGAGCGTGACTGTCGTCCGCAACAGCGGCAGTAATTGTGATGTTCGCAGACCCGTCAAAGGTTGCGGAGCCGGTCACGTCTCCAGCCAAGCTAATCGTGCGAGCCGTTGCTAACTGTGTTGCGGTGTCCGCATTTCCAGTAATCGAGCCGGAGGATGTGATGTAACCAGCGTCGTTGGTAAACGAGCTTACGTTGGTAGGTGCGCCAACAAGGTCGCTGTAAGAGCCAGTGGTGGCGACTGTAGCCAACGAGGAAAGTGTTGCCTTCCCCGCTAGCTCAGTGTTCAAATTAATGAAGTTGTTGTCAACCTCATTGTTGGTAAGCGGCGATCCCTTGCCACCCCGCGTAACAATAGTCGCCATTGAATACTTGCCTCAAAATTATTAAGCAGCGCCGATAGTGACGGTCCATGTAATCGACATCGTGTCTCCAGCATCCTTGTTTACCACGCTAAATACTGTGCGGCACAGCATGGTTCCTGAAGTAGCGCCGTTAAACAAACCCGCTTCCGTAACAGCCCCAGTTCCAACAGCCGGACCAAATGTCGCAACATAAGAAACGCCGTTTCCGCTCACAGTTGTTGAGGTAAGGGCAACGCGGCCAAGCTCAGTACCAAGGGCCGTGTTTCCGGCTGCAGCAGTTGCGGTGCCAGAACCAATTGCCATGTGAGACATGACGGATGCCGTGGCGTCTTTCATGCGGCTGGCAATGTAGCCAAGTCCAGATGTTACAACGAGGTTGTCTACCGTGCGCTCGTCCTTCACCTTGCCGTCTGGGCCAGTAATCTGGATATTTAGTCGGCCTTTGGCCTTAAGAAGTTCGTTCGTATTCATCATCTACCTCAAAATGTTCGAGTGGTCCCCACATAGTCTTCCGCAAAGTAATCTGCCGAAACATAGCCCTGATTTGTAACAAAACCAGAATCTGCTGTCACTGCTGCATCGGCATTAACTTTAGCCGCTAAAATATTGGCAACGTCTTGAGCAGATGCTGTATCGCTATACGCTCTATTGAACAGAGACTCAATTAAGATTAATTCTGTTGCCCTTGCCAAATCACTACGGGCAGTAACAAACTGTATTACTTGGTCGTCATCCGCTGCTGCACCATTAACATCATCTGTCGCAAAGATCGAGTCAGCCACGCTTTTTGTGAAGGCAATCTCATCTACGTCTGAGGCCGACGAATCGTCAGTCAGGCCGCGACTAAACGTCAACTCTTTGTTGTCTGCCGCAAGGCCGCTGTCTGAAAAAAACTTACCCGTATTGCGAAAAAGAATGTCGCGGAGCACACCAATGTCCACACGGGGCTTCTGTACACTTTTTGTGTTTTCGTCGTCGGCTGATCCGGTGTCCTCGAGCGACCTGCCAAAGTTCACGGCTTTAGCGTCATTTGCAGAGGCCGTGTCGGAGTGAACCTTACCCACGCTTTTTACTGAAGAGTCTTGTGCTGCACCAGCATCCGAAAAAGTCCTAAAGGCGCTAAACACTCGCGAAAAAACATCCGACGCTTGTGTGGTGTCTGACCTTGACGTAGTAAATTGTTTGGCAAGCCCTTCGGTTGCTCGGGCCTGATCTGAACGAACCTTGCCGAAAGCCTTCGTTCTGGTCTCTTGCGCTGTTACAGCGTCCGACCTTGGTTTCCCTAGCGCGCGTGTTGAAGCTTCGGTTACGACCGTTGCATCCGAACGCGAGCGAGAAAAGGACTTTAAGGCGGTGTCTGACGCTGAGGCCGATTCAGATAAGCCCTTGTTTAGCTCAAATATTAAGTCGTCAAGAGCGTTGGCCAACTCTGTAAAGCGCAAAAAAGCAAGGAAGTCGCCAACCTCAATAGCAAGACGCAAGGCCGCATACTGCGCAGCAGCGCGCATTTGAACATAAGAGGCGCTTGCGGAAAGGCTCGTGTATCGAGCTGCAGCAGCAAGAGTTTGGTACTGGGCAGAAGAGGCGAGGCGAGCGTAGGCGCTCTTCGCTGCTAGGGTTGTGTAGGAGGCGGCAGCTTTGAGTTTCTGGAAGGCACTGCCAGCATCCATTAGAACTGTTCTCGAACCTGAAGCTTAATCAGGTCGTAAACTGTTTGAATCGAGCCGTTGGAGGCCTCATACTCGACCTCCGCCTCAAAGGTACCAGAGGTGTCGAGTGTGTCGCTGTCAAAAATAAATACGACTTCCCCGTTTGTTGGGTCCGTCAAATTTCCAACCAGCGTGTCTTTTACAGAAGTTCCGCCAATTTCGCGCACCCTCATGCGAACGGTCGATGAGGTTAGGTCAATCTTTGCCCATGTTGTCTCGTCTTCAGGGTCAAGGATCGCGCCAGCCGCTGCCGTGTTTTGGTCGCGGATTGTCAGCTTGAGCTGAGGGAGAGTGTCGCCCTGCACAAGATAGATGGTTTCCGAATATGCCATCAGATAAACTCCCGTGGAGTTACGGTAAGAGATGCTCCGCCGTGACCGTACTTGGATTGACGAATAGCGGCCCCAATAGCCCGCTCATAAATCTGCGCGTTTGCGCTGGCCGAGGCTCCATCAAGCCAAGGCTGGCCAGACATCATTTGCAAACGAAAAAGAGCTCCAGAAACTATAGCTTCGCGCCACTCAAGGCCAATAGTGTCTGGAATCGAAGTTGATCTCTGAGTAGGCTTCAGGGTGTAGATTGCCTTAAGGATTTCCCTTTCGGCTGGCTTAGGCCCAATCAGAAGGTTGTTGTTGTCATACTGCGCGTAGTACTGTGGCGGCGAGCGGTCTGAAACCTCAATTCGCATAAAGGCATCTTCATACGGTACGGCGGTAAGCGGCCTGCCGTTCCGCAAAATTGCCGTGACGTGGTTAGCCTCCGTGCCTGTCGGCGCGTCCAGCTCATAGTCGGTGACGTTGGGCACAGCGACGATTGTGAGCACATCCGCCCTGTACAAGTTCGTGCGCGCACAAAAGTCAATGCATGTATCTCTAATCGCCCGTTCCGCCGTAAATTCTGGGCAGCCCAGTACCTCCGGCAGGACGTAGACGAAGAGGTCGCTATACTTCACTGACCACCACCCCTTGGCTGTTGTGACATCATGCTCTGGACCAGACCTCCGTCCGCCTGAGACTTGATCCCAAGCGACGTGGTGAATGACTGGAAGTAAACTCCAGCGCGATTGAGGTTAGCAAACTCGCTGTCTTTCTGATACGCGCGATACATCATGTAATCCATGATGGCGTTTGCGTAGATGTCATCAATTCCAATAACCTGAGTGTCGGTTGAGAAGTTGGCGATTTCAATGTCTACCGGAGAAATTGCATAGACAATGTCTACCTCATGGTCCGCAGCGGGAACCGGAAAGAGGTAGAAGTTCTTTGGATCAAGCGCGTCGTATACGTAGTGCTTGACGCCATCGGCAACCGCTGCAGTTTCATACCAGTCAGGAAGCTGCACATCGAGGATCATGCGATCAACTTTGGTGATAGCCCGACCGCCTGTATTCCTTAGAATGTTTATGAGCCGAAGTCCGTCTGCAGGAAGAGCCTGCTTTGGGTCGTTCACACATGTGAAGGAAAGGTATACAGACTTTGCGTCCGGACGAAACAGGACGATCTGCCGCTGCGCGTCGTTAAGATAGTTCAGGAGCTCTTCCTGTGTCCAGCGGACAAAGGTCGGGTCCTGAAGCGTAACGCTTACCCGATTAATCAGATCAACAGCTTTAGTCGTCGCCATTTAATTATCCCCACTCGATAACTTCGAGGTCTGGATTACCCCTATACAACGGATTCCAGTTCCACTCCACACCTGTGTGAATGTTCCTTACACGCTTTGGGGTGCGCTCGCCTTTTGGTTTTTCTTCAACCTTGGGCTTGCTGCGCGCTTGAGCCATAGACTTGACCTGCTCGATGAGGTCATCGAGGCGACGGCGTTTGTCTATGCTGTATGACAGGTTTTCAAGGGCAAACTCTTCGAGTTCATCCTTGTTCATGTCTTCAATATCTTTTGCCATTTGTTTCCCTCTCTACAGAGCAGAGGGCACAAAACATGCCCTCACCTATGACGAGAAGAGGGGGCGAGTTTCCCCGCCCCCTCAGCCAGATCAGGCGGTGGTCTTCATCTTGAGGGTAACAAGAGCGTCTGGAACGACGACCTTGTAGCCATAGACCTTCAGACCGCGAACGCCGTCGCCGAAGGTGTCGGTCAGACGGACAGTTTCCGTCTTCACGAACTGCGACGCAAAGCAGGTCGCCTTCGGGTGGCCAGCAAGACAGAAAGTCTTACCAGCGTCGTCGCCGGTGCCCTGAGCAAGCAGGTTGCTCTGGTACACGCTGAAGCGGTCGATCATGCCGACCTTGCCGTTACGAAGCGGCGAGGTGCCGTCACCGGTCAGGTATGCCTGACGCAGTTCAGACTTTTTCAGCATCTCGATGTAGAGCGGTGAAAGAACGATGAAACGATCCGAGTCCGGAATGTTCAGTTCGTCCAGTGTGCGCCCTGCCTCGAGAATGTGACCCAGAAGGGTCGACTCTGATACTGACGCCTTGTCCAGAATCGAAGTTGCTGCCGTCGGGATGTTTGCCATCACGTCGGTTTCAACCGAGATGCGCATTTGCTCTGCGGCATCTTTAGCTGCTTCGTTCTGGAAGTCGATGTCAGACTGTACCTTCACGATGTCATCCACCTTGAAGGCATACGACTTCGCCTTGTCGATGTTGAGCTCGACCACCTGAGTGGTCACGTCAGCATACGAAACGGAGCCGGTGTAGTCACCAACCGTCACGCTCGGAACGGTACGGATGTTTACTTTGTTACCCTGACCCGAGATTTCACCTTCATAGTCGGTGTTTGAAATCTGAGGGAGGACGGACGATGCATAAAACTTCGCCTGAAGCTTCTTAGAGAAAATCTCTGGAATGAAGTTCGCAGCGGAGTTAGCACCAGCGGTAGGAAATGCAGGCATGTTAATTAACCTCTACAACAGTTGAGTTAACGGACTCGCCCATCTAAATACGCTTGGTCAATTTCATTCTGCCGCTTTTCAAATTCGTCAAGCGGCATTCTTGTAATTTCTTCGCGCGTCCAAATGCGTTTGCCCGAGTTCGGATCAGGCTTCCTTGCTTTGGGGAGCGATGGTTCTGCAACACGACGCGCCCTTTCCACTTTGGAAACCTGCTGTTGCGGCGGTGTATCGAACGTCTCTTTGTAGCGGTTCAAAAGCTCAACTACTTCATCTGCACTGCCATCTTGCGCTACGCGCTGCCAGACAGCCGTTTGGCGTTCTAGCCACCCTCCAAAGTCATCCGACGAGACTACTTCGTCCATGTCGGGGTGCGACTTACGAATGGTGTCAAAGTGCGCCTGAAGCGTGTTTTGACTTTTCTCCGTATCAATTCGACTACGATACTCACTGACCGTCTCCTCAAGACTAGACAGCTTTTTCAGGAGCGGGGCAGCGATGTCGGGGTACTCTTCTGCGAGCACCTTTAATTCGTCATCGATACCGTCCCTGTTGTGGGCTGCCTCAGCTAGCTGAGACTGAAGGTTCTGCACAGTCGCTTGCAGTTCCGCCATATTACGGCGGAGTTCCGCAGCCTCCTGTGTGGCCTTGGTCATACGAGCCTGAGCGTTCTTGACACGTTCCTCAGCAACATGGAGCTTTTTCGCCGTGTCGCTGTCGTCAGGATTTGGATCGCCGCGATCCTCTTCCTCCGGAGCCTCTTCGCCGTCTTCCCCAGTCTCCGCTGACTCTTCGGGTGGGTTTTCTTCAAACTCTTCAGCCTGCGGGGTGTCCTCTTCTTCCGGACTTTCTGCCACCTCTTCAGTGACTTCCGGAGCGGGGTCCGCATTCTGCTCAATCATTTGCTTCAAAAGTTCATCGGCTTCTTGTTCAAGCTTCTCAGGATTTACCTTCATACTTCACCAGTGTTTGCGGGTCCGCTGCACGGAGTGTCCGCTGTTTCCATTTGAACGCCAAGTTTCTCTTACGAGGTTGGTCGTCCGCTCAAAACCGCTTGCGCGGTATCTTCTAGCTCAAGCATGAACCGCAGCTCCGCCGCGCGCCCTTGCTCAGATTTGTGGTCCGGAACGGTCTCCAATCTGTCCCGACAGGCCTCCAGCCGCTCCATTAGAAAGATCATCAATTCCTTCCATTGGGGCTGGGCCGCCAAGTAAACCACCGCCTGCGCCGCTTGCGGCGAGCATCTGCTGCTGTTGTGCTTGCGCTTCAATTTCTAGCTCTCGATCCGTCTTTAATACTTCATCAGGATTAATGTCCATACTCTTTGCAATTTCAGTAAGCAACTCTTTACGTTTTACAATTGCCATATCCATCTCATTACTAATTAATGAAAGGAACTGAAGTAAACGCTGAGAACGAACTTCACGCTGAATAAGTGATGTACTTCCTCTTGCTACTGTTTTTAAATCGCCTTTTGCTTTTTCGTTGTCACTCCACTCCATGTTCCAGTGGTAAAGTGACTGAACTAGCGGGACAATTAAGAAGTCGTCTATATTCTTGAGTGTCGACTTCAATGCTACGTTCGCGTTCCCCATGAGGATCGACATGCCAGTTGCCGTCTTGTTTAGGGACTGCGCTGTCTCGCCGTGGGTGTATGATGGCAACGACGTTGTTTCGTCGGCAAATCGGCGGAACAATTCAATGATACTGGTCAAACCGTTGGCGTTTGCAATCGGCTGATTAAACCGGACGGCTGGTGCGTTGGGGTCACCGCCACTGCGTAAAAATACCTTCCACGGATGGAGGTCGCGGGGGTCTTCGCCAGCCTCTAGGAAGTCGGTGTTAACTTCAACCATTGGGCCAGAGGCAATCGCCATGTTGTCTATAAAGATACGAGTCGCGGCATTCATTGTTGCCTGCGAGTCGCGCATCATCTTTGGAACTCCGGTGCCCCAGAACTGGTGCGGGTTCCTTTCGTAAGGGAAGCAGTTGTATGGGATGCGACCGTCGGGGATAGGGTTTAAAGTCACCCGTATAACTTGACCGTCGCAAAGCCACACGTTGGCGTCAAACTCGTCTGTTTCATCCGAGTCGTCTGGTAGCTCTACACCCGAATCAAGAAGGTCTTGGCCGTTGATTGAGCCCCAGTATTCAAGAACTTCAAAGCGATTGTTAGGACCGCTTACCAAGCGAATGTTCGCCACCTCGCGGCGAATACGCTCGTGGTCTTCTTCGATGTAATTTCCGCGAGGCGAGTGCCCAAGAATTTCCAGAACGGCGTCGCCGTCGAAGCCGTCGCGCTCTCGTAGCTCACGAAACTGGCGTCGGGTAAGAACGTGGCGGCGGAACAAACCGTGAAGATCGTGGTTGCTGGTTGCGTAGGGGTCTGGGTAAATGTCGAAAACCGACACAGACTCAATGTCTGGTTTGATTGTTTCCATGACCATGAGGGCGTGAGCCTGTACACCCTTTTCAATCATACGTTTCCAGCGCTTGTTGCGCTCGATTCGCATGGTGCCGCCCTTTATGCAGCCGGTCCCAAAGATCACGGCCTCCATGATTGCTTCTTTAATTTTCTGTTCGGCGTTTGATTCTGAAAGCTGGTCCCGAATCAAGAGCTTCATTTCTTGCGCTGCAAGTTTGGCTCTGCGGCGGACCTCTTCACGAACCTCGTCAACCAGCTCATCACGGCGCTCGTTGATGATGTCCATCACCTGCGTGGGTGCATAAGCCCCTGAAGTCTGCATCACCTCTGCTGTGGCGGTCTTTACCACCTCAGCCATTTCTATTGGGTCTAGATCAGGAATGGGGGTTTCTTCGATGTCGAAGAAATCTTGACCAGATTGGAACAAGAGGTCTACAAGCCGTGAAAAGGCCGCCATGACTTTTGTTCGCGTAAGGCCAACAAATACCTTGGAGCGCTGACCGGCCAGCTTTGACATGGTTTCCGGATCGTACTGGCCGAGAAATTGACGGAAGTTGTCGAGCCACTCTAGCTCAACCTCATTTCGCGCGTCCTTGTATTCGCGGAAAAGGGATTGCAGGCGCGGCCCAAGCCCTTGGTATTCTTCAAGGTCTTCGTCTGTGCGGACCAGACCGACCTCGGGGAGATCGTCTTCGTACTCTTCTTCGATCATCAATACCCCACGACATTGTCAAATGGTTCATATTTAGAACCTGCGCTGCCAGACAAGTTCCTTCTGTTACGCGGCATAGAATTAAGTCCAAACAGAGCAATTGCGTATGACATTACACGGTCATCATAGCAACCTAACTTTGCGTTAGTAATACCTTTATCATTTACTACGTAATTGCGCAGCTCTTTTACTAACTCTACATCAGCAATACCACTGTCTCGCTTCCGTAGCAATGCAGCAAGATTATCAATGATTAGCGGTTTTGTTTTACTGGACGTGTAAAATCCAGCTCGCTTAGTCATTCTGTCGGCGTAAGCGTTGTCTACGGTGTGCTCGATGTACAGATTAGGATATCCTAAGTCCTGCATCCTTCGGATAGTTGTAAGGCCGTGGTTGTTTCGCTCAGGAATGATGTAGGCCCTGTTGAACTTCTTTCCTAAATAAGCCAACTGATCCCCCAGCTCATAGGGGTCTATGTGCAACCTCCACGCGGCAACCTGACGTCCTAGAGAGTCTATTACTTGTGCAACTGTGTAGTCGCCGTGAGCAAGCCCTTCTGCCACGTCAACGCCAATACAATAGCGCTCTTCTGGGTCGATGTTCTTAACCCACTGTTTGTAGCTTCCGTTTTCATGCTCTTCGACCACGCCGTCTTTAAAGCTACCTTCGATGCAGGGCTTGTAGCAGTCTCGTTCCGCATCCATGAGGCAGTCTTCCTCCACGAAGCTCCGGCCAGAAAACAGGAAGGCCTCATGCGGGGTGCAGGGATACTCCTGCTTGAACAAGTCTGCTGACCCAAGCTCGTCGATTTTTGAGCGACGCCAGTTTAGCTGCTCGTCTGATAAGTCAAATAAAGCCGCTAATCTTTGCTCGTCAGCAGAACGTGTAAAGAAAGGATCGGTTTTCTTTGCATATTCGGGCAGCCAGAACCACGGGATAAACACGACCATCCAGTCAGATTCGCCATTAAGGGCCTTCATGACCTGCTCGTAGAACCAGCCGCCAGCGCCATTGGCTGTAGACTCGACGATAACCTCGGACCCCTCTGCCGGTACAGACTGGAGAAGACCCGACACAATCTCGCCGCTGTTTGGGTAAAACGCAGCTTCAGAAGCGTGAACAAAGCGGTTCGTCATACCTCGACCGATCTGGGTCGAGCGCGCAGTACCTATTCGGTATTGAGAGTTGAGCTTCTCAAATACCATAGTGGTGGTGGTTGACGACGCCAGTGGGGGCTTGAATATTGGATGGCTGGCATTGTCATAGAAAAACCGGACCATGCGGAAGATGGCGGTGGTGGACTCGGCAAGGTGTGAGAGCACAAAGGCGTTGGCGTTCTTTGTTTTGGTTGTCTTCCAAAAGAACCTTCCCTCGACATAGGTCGAGATTCCCATCTGACGTCCCTTAATCACAAGAGCGCGGATACGGCCTGTTTCTTTTAGCTGCTCTTCCAGCTTTTGATGTAGGATAATCTGACCACGGTTAAGCTTAAGCGGCGTCACCTCGCCATTCTTGTCGACGATCCGCAGCACGTTCTTTGCGTAGAGCGGAAAGCTAGACATAAGCTTTTTGGCAATTTCTTCAATTTCCACTGCGCATTCCCTTACTTATCTGCTTGGCCCACCAAAATAGTTCTTCGTCGCTCATGCGGTTGCGCATACTATTAACTGCGGAACATACCAGACGTATGTTGTCCGGCGTGTATCCTTTGTTGTTGTCTATTCTGTCAATACTGACGTTTGCCCATTTATTATGGCGGCAGTGTGCCATTTTTACTTTAGATACCGCACACATGTTGTGCTGTAACTTAGCTAAAGAAATTAAATCCTCTATGGTGAGGTTGAACTCCTTGCCCCTTTTTTTCGCGTTGTAACGAGCTTGATGCATCTTTTTATACAAGAGGGCGTTTATGTTTTTGTAAAGCCATTCGTCCCCGTCGACCTTTGGAGGGCCGCAGTCTAAACAGCGGCGCGCGCGTCGGCCCGTCTTCAGGTTCTTGAAAAACTTTTCAAACGGCTTTTCTTCGCCGCACGAGGAGCATTTTGCATCCACTCAACACACCGTTACTTTGTGCGATCTATAGCCGCCAGCCAAGCCTCGACTGTCAAGCGATGCTTGACACTACATTCCATGTAGCGAGCAATCAGGTGGCTTTCCCATAAAGCCCGCTCCGGATCGATGAGCGGGTCTGGAACGTCATCTAGTGGCCGACAGTTACTCTCTAGGTTCGCCGGAGGCGGCGGCATTGGCGTTATCGACACCGCCTTGGAGCACCCCGACAACATTATCAGGAGCAGCACAGCTAAGAGCGGGAGCAGGAACTTCACGATAAATCTCGCGTATGCTCGTTCCTCGGCTGGCTCCCAGCCCATCGGCATAATCTCTGAGGGTCTCATAGGCTCTGGCTTGTTGTTCCAGTTCATCTTGCATCTCCTGCTGCCGTTCCGCAGCCTCTTCCAAAGCGTTCGCAAGTGCTGCATCACATTGCCAGTCCCTTATCTTGTAGCCCGTGGCTAGGCTCGCCAAAATGGCCGCTCCAGCGATGTAGGGCATGAATGGTCTAAATATCATGTTTCTTGCCGATCCTGAATCCGCGCCCACTTTCAAAGTGAGCGATAGCATCTGACTTATCAATTTCGAACCAAGTGATATATTCTACCCTATCAGTTTCGCCTGTCCGAAGTTCGTATGCCTTTTCCAGACGCTCGATTTGGCGCTCGTCCATATCTTCTCTAGGCCAGACACCCTGCGTCCAACTCATTCT